GCAGTTGCACAAGTAGTTCAGAATAGAGTGGAACACCCATCCTATCCCGACACTATATGTGATGTAGTGTACGATGCAAAGATGAGAGTGAACTGGAAGGGACTAAGTGTTCCTGCTTTAAACCAATGTCAGTTCAGCTGGTACTGTGACGGCAAGTCCGACGCGCCAGTTGACTCAAACACTTGGTTACTCTCTTTACACATTGCAAGAGACGTGCTTCAAGGTAAGTACGGAGACATTACTGAAGGTTCATCACACTACCATTCAACGAGTGTTCACCCCTACTGGGCGGATTCACTTACTGAAGTTGTGACAGTAGACCAACACATTTTTTACAAATAATAAGGAAGATTACATTATGACACCAAAAGAACTTAAACTAATTAATTTTAATGACTCTGAAGAATTATTCCCAGCCTATCTTTATCAAATTACTTTAGACAAACCCGGCAAGAATAAATACCTTGGATGGCACAAGTGTGATATAGAGGGGGAAGTAGATTTAACAAAATATATGCACACCTCACTAGATAAACAATTCAAAGAAGACATCTATAAGTACGGTGGAGTTTATGAGGTTATTGCCGTGGGTGAAACCTATAATATGGCTTATATGGAAATCCGAGACCTTACGAAAGTTAATGCAAAATCAAATCCTGAATGGTATAACATGTCTAACGGTGGAGGGTTTCATTTACATAAAAATAGTAGAATCAATCTTATTGATCTTATTATTAATGATCTTAAGGCATTTAAATATCTTGTAGAACCTACAGATATAGCAGACTTCTTGGGTGATACTCCTAAGTATACAAGATATCAAGTAAGAGACAAGGTAGGTGTTGACCCCGCACACGCAATTGACTTATACGATCAAATCCTTGACTTAAATGGTGATGTGAGTTCATGGGAACCTATCGTCCTTCTAGAGGGTATCATGCCAGATGGGGGAACTGCTCTTGGTGATGGAAACCATTTTGTTCACGTTACAGGAAAGCTTTCTAAAAAACAACATGTAAGTAAGTTGCCTACACAGATGCTACCCAAGGCAGTTTGGTCAATGCTTACTAAATCACAACTTCGTATGTTATTGAAGGGATTAAATCCACGACAAACAAAACCTAGTCTGCCAACGTCTGACTCTGAGGCAATCTCCGAGATAGCCAATCGTTACTTTGCAGATGATATTCCTGTAAAAAGTGAATCTAACATTGAATGGTTATTAATACTTGGTTTCGGAATGACTAAAATAACTAATAAACGAGGCCTCCTTGTTAAAGCACAAGAACAGGTGAATCTAACCAAAACAATTACACCTGATGAACAGCAATGTGATTACACCGCTGGTGATGGGAAGAAAAATTTAGTTGCTAAGCTTGCCAAGGAAAATGGCATCCCAGCAAAATATGCACATTCCATCTCAAGTTCTTGGATGAAGTGGGATACAATCATGGGTACTGATCTCCCATTCTTACTAGACCCATTGATAACCGTTTGGAAAACTTATGTATACCATACAAAGTTAGAATACAAGAATAAGTGGGAATCTATAGATTGTCCAGCAAATACCAAGGTGGTTGCAAATTTTGTTGATCTAATCAATGCAGGTCGTATAAACGCAGCAAGAGGTACAAAGAATACACAGCCAGACTTATTACGACATGAATTTGTTCACCTTGCATTTACACAAAAAAACCCTCTACTAGATATCTAAAATGACAAAAGAAGAACTAATTTTCCTAATAACCCACTTACATAGTGAAGACCAAAATGGTATAATAGATGCTGTAGTGCATGATGTCAATGGAGGCATATTTACTACAGATAGTATTAGGGTAGATATGGATGGTGGTAGAATTATAATTTGTCAGAAGAATAGTCCATGTTATGAGAGTAACAAAACTAACTGGACGAAAGAATTAGAATTTGCAGAGAAACAACAATGAATTGGAAATGTAAACATACATGGAGACAAAGTGCAAACAATACCAAATGGTGTTTGCTCGGTTGTAGCATAGGTGACTTCGGTACTATCTTTGCTTTTCAACTGTTTGCTCCCGAAGTCAGTATGTGGATTGTAATGCCACTTGCAATATGTAATGGTCTACTTACCAGTATTGCACTAGAGACTATCATACTAATGCGACAAGCGATGGACTTTAAGTCTGCACTTGATACTGCATTTAAAATGAGTTTTGTGAGTATGGTAGCAATGGAATTGAGTATGAACATCACTGACCTTGTGTTAGTGGGTGGAGTACTTACATGGTGGGCAGTACCTATCATGTTAACAGTTGGGTTCTTAGTACCTTGGCCTTACAACTATTACAGATTAAAAAAATATGGCATTGCTTGTCATTAGGATAAACTTATGAATATATTTTACTTAGATAACGACCCAGTCAAATGTGCAGAAATGCATTGTGACAAACACGTAGTCAAGATGATTATAGAGTATGCACAACTCATGTCCACAGCACACAGAATGTTAGATGGTAAACATTACATTGACGACTCAAGTGGTCGTAGGATTCAACGATGGAGACTCCCCACTACAGAGATGGAGAGTGTGGTTTACAAAGCAGGACATGTCAATCACCCCAGTGCAATTTGGGTACGAGAAAATGCAGTACACTACCAATACACTTATGACTTGTTTGCATCGTTATGTGACGAGTACACACTAAGGTATGGGAAGGTACACCTTACTGATTCAAAACTAAGGGACTGTCTGAACATCCTACCAAACAATATAGATTTATGTGCATGGAGATATCCACCACAGGCAATGCCAGATGATGTCAAGTCAAATTCAGCTGTTGATGCATACCATAAATACTATGCTAAGTATAAGAAAGATATTGCCAAATGGACGGTAAGACCCATCCCCTATTTTATGGAAGTTGCATAATGCCAATTTACGAATTTGAAGACACCAACACTGGTGAACGTCTAGAGAAATTTCTTTCCTTTAGTGGTAAAGACGACTTCTTAAAAGAGAACCCCCATATTGAACAACGAATATTCACTGCCCCTGCCGATGTCGGTGGAGTGGGTGATCGTGTAAAACCCGATAGTGGAATGAACGAAGTGTTCAGTCGTATCGGTGCAGCCAATCCCGATTCACCTATGGGTGAACGATACCACCGTAAGACCACTAAAGAAGTGAAGACTAGAGCAGTGGTCAAAAAACATCTTGACTTACAGGGTAAATAAGAGTATAATACAGTATGGAAAACTTAAACGAAAACAAAAACTTTATATCATTAGGTGATTTAGAATCACTACAAGATAGTATGACTCGTGTGCAGGAGAACGGTAAGAGGTTCTACCAAACACCAACAGGTCAAAAATACCCAAGTGTCACGACTGTGACTGGGTTGCTTAATCGAGACCACATTAAGTTGTGGAGAGAACGAGTAGGTGCTGAAGAAGCAAATAGAATTTCAACGACTGCAGCCAAACGTGGTACTAAAATGCATTCGTTATTTGAACAATATCTTCGTGCAGAAGAGGACATGGTTTTTGAGAATATCTTAGACGAGTCTATGTTCAAAGCAGTACAACCAGTTTTAGATGATATCATACCGATTGCTTTAGAAGCAGGTATGTATTCAGACTCATTACAGATGGCAGGACAAGTAGATTGTGTTGGTGTTTGGGAAAATGAACTTTGTATTATTGACTTCAAGACAAGTAGTAAGTACAAAGAAGAATACATGGCAGACCCATGGTTCCACCAAATGACTGCTTATGCAATCATGGTAGAGGAACTTACTGGTGAAGTTGTTGATAGTATAGTTGCAGTAGTGGCTGTTGATGGTGGGGGATGTCAAGTATTTGAAGCAGACCCTAGAGAGTATGTCGATAAGTTATATGCTTTACGACAACGTTATGGAAGTTTACACGGAGTTTAAATGGGTATGATAAGTAAAAAAGAATTTACAGAACAAGTTGAGAAACTATTGATACGAGGAGGCACCGATGTAATGGGTGCAATCGTAAAGATATGTGAGGACAATAAACTCGAACCCGAATCAGCAAAGAGGTTGATATCTCAACCCCTTAAAGACAAATTGGAAGCTGAGGCACAAAGTCTCAACATGGTCAATAGAGGTAAAACAACTAAAGGAACCATTACACGGTTCTTTGAATAACAGGAAAAAATTATGAAAAAAGGTGATATAGTATCAGTAGTAGCAACAAGTGGAGAGTACGTTGGGGAATATGATTCTCATAAAGGTACATCCATTACACTTACCAATCCAAAAATGATTGTGAGTACTCCCGAAGGTGGGATGGGATTTGCACGAGGCATTGCCGTAACAGGTGATCTCAATCCAACAGAAGTAACATTTGCATCTTATGTATTTGTTATTCCAACAAATGAACAGGTTGCAGAA